GTTTACCTACATGAGGATAGTTAATATACAAATACCCTGGCTTTCTCTCTAAAGTAAATTCCTCATAGTCTTTTGGCCACAAATCCATATAATTATTTCCCGATTCATATCCCCACCTTGGTGGATACCCTGAGTTTATTAACTCATAGTAATGAATCAAGTGGTTTAATCTTGCCATTTCAGCATCATCTTCATGATCTGCAAAGTATTCATGTAGTTGATTTAAGTCGTCTGTTGGTTCATGTCCTAACATATAAACTATTTTGTCTATTTCTGCTTTTATTTCTTCTTGGGTTTCGCCCATATAAAAGAACTCTTTAGCTTGATTTTGTTCACATAAAGCGGTATTTAAAAATCTCGCATACCTCTTAGCCACTAGAGTATCTAATGTTTCCCATTCAATTTCATTAAAATTTAAGCTTGTCATATTTGTTCTCCTGTTGTGCCGTTTCAAATACGGGAACGTCTATGTTTGCATCAGTTAATGCCTGTTGTGCAGATGGATCTAAATCAAACAATTTCATTTTTGCTCTATCCACACCTATCATAAATCTTTTGTTTCTTGTAGGGTCCGCATATCTATTCTTTAACTGCTTGATCATAAACTGCCCCATCTGTTCTAATTCTTCTGTACTTATAATGGCAAACATTAAGTCTGCCGTTGCTGGTAATCCAAAACTTTCTGCGGTATCTGTTAAGGATACATCACTATTATCAAACCCTCCCCTTGTTGTTTGTGTGGCGCTAACAATAGGAACATTTTGTTCCACTGCTAATCCTCTCAATTCTTCTGCAATACTTTTAATAATAACATAAGTATTAGCTTGAGTACCTGGACGGAATCTAGCACTTGTGCATATATTCAAATAGTCTATGAATATGATATCCGGGAAGAAACTTCTCTTCAATTTTAATTCATTTAGTAATGCTTTGAAATGTCCGGCGTGTGCTGACGCTGTTGGATACTCCTTTATAATAAGTCTCCCTTGAATCTTATTATTTATCTTGTTAATTTTATCATCAAACATTGCCTTAGATAAGTCTTTTAACTCCATAATAGGCATGTTCATTAGATTGGCGTCTATACGTTCAGCAATTCTTTCTTCTGCCATTTCTAGGGTAATATAGAGTACATTTTTGCCTTTTGCGATGCAACTAGACGCCATATGGCACATAAAAAGTGATTTACCTACACCCGTGCCTGCTAATGCTATATTCAAAGTCTTGTTAGATAGTCCACCCTCTGTTATTTTGTTAAACATATCCAAATCAAATTCTACTTTCTCTTCTAACCTATGATAAAAGTCATATCTCTTATCTGCATCCTCTATAAAATCATGTCCTATATTCGTATCAAATCCTACGGCAAGTGCGTCTGATAATATCTGTGGTAATGCATCTCTACCTTGTTCTTTATTCTGTCCATCAAGTATTTGGATACTATCCATAACACCCAAGTACAATGCTTTATCTTTACAGAATTTTTCTGTTTCATCTATTAACCAGGCTCTGTCTGGTTTATCTTCTGTCAATGAATCTAATAACTCTACACACTTCTTATGAGTGTCCTCATTTAAAGTTTTATCTTCATTTAAGCTAAGAATTACTGCTTGTATGTTTGGAGGATTGTTATATTTTTCTACAAAATCACGAATAATTGTAAAGACTGTCTGATCCTCAATATTCATAAAGTATGAGGCCTTCAGAAAAGGAATAACCTTTCTTACATATTGCTCAGAATATATAAGATTTTCTATTATTACTTGTTCAACTCTATTTTTCATCCATGCCCTCTACATACTCATTGAATACTTCTGCCACACAAAGACTACAGATATATATTTCCCCTTCATCACTATGGAAACAATATGCTTTATCTTTTTTTAGGTTTAGGCCTTTTTCACACCTATCACACTTTATCGTATTCTTGCTCAATTTCATTATCCGTGAATTCTGCCTGCATTGCTACACCACCTAAGGCGTATCTTTCCTTAACCCAAGTATTGAACCCTTCGTCTTCCAATAACGGAATCCAAAAAGTACCATCTAGGTCTTTAATTCTTCTTTTTACATCAGGTGATATTTCGCCTGTCTTTGGATCTTGTTTCTGATACCAACCTACACTAGGTTTAATAACATATCCAGACTCTAATCCCATTTCTAATAGACCAGACCATGGACTGATACCTGTTTCCCAGGCCACTTGTACAATAATCTTAGATTTCTCTCTAACAAATCTAGACTTCTCAACATTTATTACAAATTCATATCCTGTAACTTCTGTTCCTGTCTTTGTTTGCCTTCTGCCTATAATATAAATGTTATCTGCTGAGTAATATATGCCTGTTCCACCACTTACAACGTCTTTAGGAAACAATCCTATTTCTTTATATGTGTGATTAACTACAATCGCTGGTATATCTTTTATAGTTAAATGAGGTGTAATCATTCTAAACAGTGACTTCATTTGTTTAGCTCTTGTCATATCTGCTACTGATTTACCCTCTAAGGCGTCTTCTACTTCTTTCTTACTAGCCAAGTTACCCACACTATCTACAATAATCATTACATGGTCGTCTCTTTCTAAACCATTCAACTGTTGCATAGCATCGTGTTTCAACTGTTCTATATCTGAGATTGGACTATGTACTACTCTATTCGTATCTATACCAAAAGTATCAAAATATGCTTGTGGTGCTCCAAACTCACTATCATAAAACAGAACAACACCATCATCATACTTCTCTAAATATGCTTTGGCCAACAACATAGCAAATGCTGTTTTAAAATGTTTACTAGGTCCTGCAAATACAGTTAATCCTGTTGTAAGCCCTCCGTCTAACTTTCCACTCAACGCCACATTAACTGCCGGCACAGATGTCTGTATTATATCCTGCTCGTTAAAAAACTTTGAGTCTGTTAAGACCTCAGATTGACTGATAGTCGTGTTTTTCTTTAATTTTTCTATTAGGTTCATCACCCCTCCTTCTTTTATTTGCGGTAACCGCAACTTTTAAAATATTATCACTATTATAGCATAAAGACGAAGTGTGAGTCAAATCTTTTGGTAAACAAGTACCACCAAATCCTACCATTCCGTCTGGACCTGGAACGTCCCAATGCGTCTTTCCTAAGTTTGGATCTAAACTTAAAAAAGCTGCTACTGTATTATAATTCATATCCCATGCGTCACATATATTCTTAAACTCGTTAGCTAAATCCACCTTTACCGCAAGTGCAGCATTTCGTGCTATTTTCATCATCGCTGCTTCCTCAGGTTTGACTGCCCATATCTTTTTATGGCATTTAACACTTTTTATAAAATGATCCATTTGATATCCACCTACTACCATGGGTAAGTCTGCGTTATCAATATCTTCTTTCCAATGTCTTTCTCTCAAAAACTCAGGCCAAATAATTGCACCCATATTTTTTGTGTACTTAGATGTCTGATCTGGACCTATTGTACTCCGTATAACAATTCTAGATACTCCACCTCTAGTGAAAGCTTTCTTACAAGCCTCATCTACTATATCTGTATTCAGTTTTCTTCCAACCGCTCTATCAGATCCTTTTATTGGAGTTGGTACACAAATAAAGGCATAGTCTATGCCACTCCAATCTTCTATCCTTAAAGCTAAGTCTGGATCATGTATCAATATCTCTGGTGGATTTTCAACATGAGTCTTTAAGAAATATTCTGTAGCTTTACCTACAAAACCATATCCTACTATTGCTGCTTTAGGCTTGTTTAATTTTTCGTTCAAGTCTTTCAATGTCCAGCTCTTTTTTCTTTCCCCAGCTTTCTTCATTTCTACTGTGTCCATCCTTCATCTTTTTTTCTGTAAATTTGGAAGCTTTTAATCTTTCTAAAGCTCCTTCCCGCCTGGCGTTACGGCCATAAGCACTATTCTTCCCGTGTCTCATCTTCTCTCCAAAAATTATTATCAAACCCTATGCCAATTCCAATATATATTGCGCTATTGACAAAGAACAAAATTCCAAACATAACCCAACCTGTCATCATAATTTAAATACTCCTAGCCACATACCATTTTTTCGGGTGCCTATATCAGAATGCCGGTCGCCATTTCCCTCTTCGTCTTCGTAATACAACGGCACCATCTCTGAATAGTCTTCTGTTTTTCGAGAATACTCATAAAATTTATGTAATTTCATAGGTGTAGTTTCTAAGGCCACAATGACGCCAGTTGGGCTAGGGCCACTATGAACCATTAGAGGATATTCTATACCTACATCAGAATGGGCATTACCTGGTTCAGCCCAATCCACTTCTAATGAGGGTCCTGATGCTTCTTTCATTAAACTTTCCACTATCAGTATCTTTGGTTTTGAGATATTAACAATCTGTTCTAATAAATGAAATGGGCTGTGCAAATGATATAACAATCCCATACATAAAACAACATCAAAGTTTGGTAAATTTTCTTGCTTGTAATAGTCATTAGCTGTACCATAAAAATCTGGAATAATATCTCCTCCTATGTCATATTCCACATGGGGATCTACTGTAAACAAAGTTTCTGGATTAAGTTCTTCTACAATGTCTGCCTCAATACCGCTTGAAGAACCAATTGCCAAGACAGTCTTATTTGGAACATATTCATTGAGTGTTTGTTCCAAAAAATCTGGATACATCACGGAAGGTATAAATTTACCATCTTTGTCATGATAGGTCTTCATATGAATAAATCCTCTAATGTTCGTTTCTCATACTTACTTTTATGTATAAAAAATCTCTCTACATTCTTCTTATAATAGGTAAACTCGTCATCAACTTCAGTACCATCTGGTAATGTAATAATAAAGTCTCTTTCAAGGAACCAATCTTGTATCATTTGTAATGTGTATCCAAATCTTTCTGGCTGTCCTGCAATCATTTCTAATTGAACAACCGGTTTATCTCTCATTATAGTTTCTTCTGCACCCATAACTACAGGGTATTCATAACCCTCAGCATCTACTTTAATTACATCTACATCTTTGTATTCATAAGAATCCAATGTGTTTATCAGAACTGTTTGTATTTCGTCTACGCTTGGTTTTGTAGTTGCTCCAACAGGACCTCTTTTTGTATGGGTTCTTTTTAAATGATTTGATCCTGCATTATTTCTTTTAATCTGTATTTCAAAGGATCCTGGTTTATCACCTAAACCACAATTATGAGCTTCTATATCTGCTCTTTGTAGTAGTGATGAATTAGGCCACCATGTTTTTAAGAACTCTTTTTGTTCTTTAGCTAATTCTATATTAAGTTTTGCCATATCATATGTTTGTTTAACAGGTTCAAATGATTTTACTTCATCAGCCCAAGTGGCATATTCAATAGTATTCATTCCTATATTCATACCAACATCAATTATTGTTCTGGCATTAGGAACCAATGCTCTAATGTATTTTAAATTCTTCTGTTGGTATGGTCCTGCACCTGCAATTCTTTGTTGATAAAATGTGTCGTCTGCATATATCCAATATGGTCTACCTAACGCATTGTGTACCAGTTCTTTTTCATATTCTATCATGTAAATAAATCCTCTAATGAAGCTTGAGGCTCCGTGTGCCAACCTAATGGCGTTAATATATTTTCTAAAGGATCAACAAATGCCTTTTGAAAGATTAGTTCGTAATCTACATATTTCTGTAAATTAAATTCTTTTGGAAGTTTGGTAATAAATGCAATCGTATTTTCTTTTATAGGATTTGGCTCTTTTAAGTATAAGAACTTAATTTTATCACCTTCCTGTATTTTCTCATATTTTAAATTTAAATTATGTTTCTTTAAATAATGATTATATAACAATCCTCCCCTAACGTGAATAGGAGTACCCTTGCCATATATGTCTGCCGTGCTTCTGTACTTCTTCATATTGTTACACCCTCGAGGAAACGCTATTACCTCAGCACTTTTACTGAGGAAGTCCTCTTTGGCGTCTGCTACGTAGGTTTGTAGTGTTTCTTCATCGCTAGTAAGTATAAGACGTACGGCCTCCCTTAGAGAGTCTCTAATTACGCCAGGAGTGCTTGATCTCACTATCTCTAATCCCATTACCTTTAATTTAGGTTCCTTTAAACGCAATCCTTCGTCATCATATACATTCAAAGCGTAACGTTTCTTAGCTACAAATATGCCTTTGTCTGCTATGATCTCCCTTTTAAAGTCTATCTTCTTTTCAAAAGCATTAGTATAGTTAGCCAACTTTTGCATTGCCTGATCTATTGCTGGTTCTATTTTCTCGGATGCAATTTTATCTATTAAACCAATTACTTGATCTTTGCTTTTATCAGGAAAGAAGTTTTTAACCATATTGTCTAAGGTAACATAACAAGAATCAGTATCACTATAAAACGAATATTGTTGATCTTCCGTACCACAGACCTTATTAACATATTTGTCCAATGCCTTTGCTGTGTCTCTAATTACTAACTGTCCTGTCATTGTAATACCTTCAGCAAGTCTATCATCATAGAATCTAAAGTATTGGTTTGCCAGGGCTCCATATAAACTATTCAATTGAATTTTTCTTGCCATTTGGAAGTTGTTGTATTTACTAACTTCATTTTCATAAACTTTGGCTCCAGTTTCTTGGAACTTCTTTTGTGACTCTTGCATAAGTCTTTTATATCTTAATCTATCATTAAAAAACTTTTGTACTATCTCAGGAAACAAGCCTTGCTTTTCCCTCGAATAACAAGTTCCATTAGCTGCCATGGCATAATTCTTTTCTTTTAACTTGTCTAACTTATACCTATCTATTAAGTCATCTACTTTTACTTCATATTGAAAATCAGGAATAATAGTTTCTGGACTCATATTGTACTGCATAAGAATAGAAGGATATAGACTTGTGGCATCGAAACTGGCCACCCAATTATAATTGCCTGGAATAGGTTCCTGTACATAGGCTCCTTCGATTGTTCTATCCTTCCTACCACCACCCTGGTGTAAGACAATTTTCTTTTCCCATAAAT